TTATGGATTTAAGCAAAATCAAAAATCGCTTGGACAACCTAAATCAGGCCTCCAAGCCCAAAAACACAGAAAAAAAGGACTATACATTAATCTATTGGAAACCCAAATCAGAAGGGAAATTTCAAATCAGGTTTGTACCCTCGAAACTCAACAAAGACAACCCATTTCAGGAAATTTTCATGCATTATGGCATTGGAAAATTCCCAATAGTAGCATTAACAAACTGGGGAGAAAACGATCCCGTAGTTGAGTTTTCTAAAAAACTAAGAACATCATCTGACTCTGAAAACTGGAGACTAGCAAAACAACTAGATCCTAAAATGAGAGTATTCGCTCCTGTTATTGTTAGAGGAGAAGAAGAAAAAGGTGTTAGATTATTCGAATTTAGTAAAACACTATACATGGAATTATTATCAGTTGCTGATGATGAGGATTACGGTGATTTCACAGACATTAATCAAGGATTTGACTTTGTAGTAACAGCTACTAAAGTACAAGATAGACCTGGATTTGGGTTAAGTCTAAGACCAAAACCAAAACAAACACCACTTAGTGATAATGCTGACACTATTAAAACATGGTTAGAAAATCAACCAATTTTATTAGAGGAAAGATACAAGTATACTTACGATAAACTAAAAGAAGAATTACAAACATTCATTTCTGGAGGTGAAGAGCAAGAAGATACTATAGTATCAGAACCAGCTGTAGGATTCGAATCAGAAGCACCAGCTAAAGAAGAAAAGAAATTCACATTATCCACTCAAGGTACACCTAAAAAAGCCAAATCAGAGGAATTTGATTCACTTTTTGAGGATGATTTACCATTTTAATTAGATTTATATGCCAAGAGTAAAAAAATCACTATCGGAGGCAGTCTCCAAAGAAATAAAATCCAAATTTGATTTAAGTTCCTTCAAAGAAAAGAAGGGACTTAAACAAAATGTTAAATTTAAAGATCAAGAATGGATACCACTTTCACAAGCATTCCAAGATGTTACATCAATACCGGGTATTCCTACAGGACACATTGTTTTACTTAGAGGTCACTCTGATACAGGTAAAACAACTGCACTATTAGAATCTGCTGTATCAGCCCAAAAAAGAGGTATATTACCTGTTTTTATTATTACAGAGATGAAATGGAACTGGGAACATGCTAAACAAATGGGATTACAAGTTGATGAAGTAGTAGATAAAGAAACTGGAGAAATTGTAAATTATGAAGGTGAATTTATCTATGCTGATAGAGAAACTATCCACAGTATAGAAGATGTTGCTAAATTTATTTTAGATTTAATGGATGAGCAAAAGAGAGGTAATTTACCATATGATTTATTATTTTTATGGGATTCAATTGGATCAGTTCCTTGTGAAATGTCTATTAAATCAAATAAAAACAACAATGAATGGAATGCTGGAGCAATGTCTACTCAATTTGGAAACAGTGTTAATCAAAGAATTACATTATCAAGAAAAGAATCATCTGAATATACTAATACATTAGTTTGTATTAATAAAGTATGGACAGCAAAAGCCGAATCACCTATGGGTAAACCTAAGCTAATGAACAAAGGTGGATTTGCAATGTGGTTTGATTCTACATTTGTAGTTACATTTGGTAATATTTCAAATGCTGGTACATCTAAGATTAAAGCAATTAAAGATGGTAAACAAGTAGAATTTGCTAAAAGAGTTAACCTACAAATTGATAAAAACCATATTAATGGAGTTACTACAAGAGGTAAAATTGTAATGACACCACATGGATTTATCAATGATGATGATAAGGAACTTAAAGCCTATAAAAATGAAAATGCTAAAGCATGGCAGGATATTTTAGGTGGAACTGATTTCCAAATCGTAGAAGAAGAACAATCATACAACGATATAACTTCCTATTCAGAGGAACCACAATAGAAAATTATGGACAAGAAAAACTTACTTAAACTTCTCAATGATACTGAGGAGAATGATACCGGCTCATCTGAAGGTACAAGAACACTACTTATAGATGGTTTAAATTTATTTTTTAGAAATTTCGCTATGATGAATATGGTTAATCCAAGTGGTATTCACATAGGAGGTTTAGGTGGGTTTTTCCGTTCATTAGGAGCTGAAATTCGTAGAACACAACCTGATCAAGTTTATGTAGTCTTTGATGGAGCAGGATCCACTACTAACAGAAAAAATATATTATCAGAATATAAATCAGGTAGAGAAGACCAACGAGTTACAAATTGGGAAGTATTTGATTCTTTAGATGATGAGCATGATTCTAAAGTAGATCAAATAGTTAGAGTAATACATTATCTAAAAACACTACCTGTTAAAACTGTTATATTAGATAAAGTAGAAGCAGATGATATCATCGCTTATCTGTGTGATAAATTACCAAATCACCCAGATGATAAAGTATTCATAGTATCTAGCGATAAAGATTTTCTACAGTTAGTAAACAAAAACGTTGTTGTTTATAGACCAATGGAAAAGAAATATTACACTGAAGAAGTATTTAGAACTAAATATAAAATGTCTCCTCAAAACTTTATATTACATAAAACACTTTTAGGAGATGCTTCGGATAAAATTAAAGGTGTTAAAGGGTTAGGTGAAAAAGGATTACTTAAAAAATTCCCTGAATTATCAGAACGTGACCTTACATTTGATGATATATTTGAAATATGTGAGAAAAAATATAAAGACCATGTTGTATATGCTCGTATAATACAAGGTGTAGATGATTTAGAAAAAAATTACAAAGTAATGGATTTATCAAATCCTATGATGGATAAAAATGAAAAAAGCTACTTAGATGAAGTTGCTAAATCCAAAGAATTAAATTATATTCCAGAGCAATTCATTTCATTGTATAATGAAGACCAGTTAGGTGGAATGATTAGAAATTTAGATTATTGGTTAAAAGAAAATTTTGAAAGGTTATATAAATGACATTAAAAAGCATACAAGAATACGGTCCTAAATTCCAGGTTAAAGTACTATCATCTTTACTAACACATAAAGAGTTTTTAGTAAACATATATGATATTTTAAACGAGGAAGATTTTAACAATCAAGCACATAGATGGATTGTAAAAGAAATAATTAAATACTACGACAAATATCATACTACACCTTCACTAGACATACTTAAAGTTGAAGTTAAAAAGGTAGAAAACGAAGTATTACAATTATCAATAAAAGAACAATTAAGAGAAGCATATATTGCCTCAGATGAAGATTTAAAATATGTCCAAGAAGAATTTACAGGTTTTTGTAAAAACCAACAATTAAAAAAAGCATTACTATCATCTGTAGATTTACTTAAAGCAGGTGATTATGATTCTATTAAAATAATGGTTGAAGAAGCACTAAAAGCAGGTGCTGATAAAAACATAGGGCATGAATATAATCTAGATATTGAAACTAGATATAGAGAAGATAATAGAAAACCAGTTGCTACACCTTGGCCTAAAATAAATGAACTATTACAAGGTGGATTGGGGCAAGGTGATTTTGGTTTAATATTTGGTAATCCTGGAGGAGGTAAAAGTTGGTCATTAGTAGCATTAGGAGGACATGCTGTAAGAATGGGTTATAATGTTTTACACTACACATTAGAATTAGGTGAAGATTATGTAGGTAGAAGATATGATTCATTTTTCACTAAAGTACCAGTTAACCATATCACTTCACATCAAGAACAAGTAAGAGAAATAATCCCTCAAATACCAGGAAAATTAGTTATTAAAGAATTTCCAATGGGAAAGGCTACAATCCACACAGTAGAGTCGCATATTAGAAAATGTACTGATTTAGATATTAAACCAGATCTTGTAATAATAGAT